GGGAGAACGTGGGCGATGTGCCCGCCGCTGTCCCGAAGCCTTCGATGGGTGCCGCGTCAAACCCGGGGCGCAAGATGCCCTGCACCGGCACACCCGCCAGGGTGGCCCCGACAGCGAACTCGTCGCTGTCGAAAAAGGTGCTGAGGTCTTCGTCAAACACGGGCTGAGCCTGTTGTCGTCACTTAGGCGGTGGTCACATCCACAGCGGCGGCAAACGACTCGGGGTGGCGCAGGGCAACGTCGATGTCTTGCAGCACCCGGATGGACACGTCGCCCTGGTCGCCGCCGGTGTAGGGGTTGACCAGGATGTCCAGGCCGCCCCACATGCCGACGATCACGTCGTTGAAGTTGCCGAACAGGATGGCGCTCTNAGCACCTNCGCCCAGGTTGCTCGGCACCAGGTTGGTGACGGCGGCGTTGTAGCCGTTGAGCGGGTTGCTGCCGTTCTGCCACACGCGCTCGCCGGTGCCGGGGCCGTCCACGAACGTCTTTTTCAGCTTGCCGCGCACCTTGGCGTTGGTCAGGTAGGACATGGAGCCCACGTCGGCGTTGGCCACCGCGACGGCGGTTTCCAGGTCAACGATGGTGTCCCAGCTGGGCGCGCCGCCGGCTTCGACCGAGCCGATGCCGGTGACGTTGAGGATGCCGCGAGGCTGGTCGTCAGAGCCAGAGCCGGCGATGATGGCGCGCTCCATCTCCAGGGCCAGGGCGGTGGCCAGGTCGCGCTGCACCATGGCTTCCACGTCCAGGCTCGACTGCTGGCGCAGCTTGCGGCTGATGATGGTCTTGGCGCCGACCGTCTTGGGCGACATGTTCACCTTGTCGGTGGCCTGGTTGCTCTTGGTAGGGGCAGCTTGCTCGGCCAGCCAGTAGGTGGACGCCGTGCCGGTCTGGCGCGGGATGTCGATGTCGCCAATGAGGCCGGTGAGGTACTGCACGCCCAGGCTACCGATGACCATGCGTGCGCGCAGCAGGTCGATGAACGAGCCGGTTTCCAGCGTGGTGGCGACCAGGTTGCCCGCGCTGGCAGCGTTGCCGGCGGTGAGGTCACGCTTGGCGACGAGGATGTCGTAAGGGACGTAGAAGCCCTGAGCCTGGCGGCCGAGTTTCTTGGCCATCTCGCCCGAGCACTCCAGCTCGAAAGCGGCGGCGCGCTGAGCGTTCATGTCGGCGGGGTTGGCCATGGCGTTGACGGCGCGCATGAGGCTGTAACGCTTGACCTCTTTCTGGTCCATGCCGAGGTCGGCGGTGGGCACCGGCTTGGTGGAGAGGTGGCGGATGAGTTCCTGCTGGAACTGCTCGACGGTCTTACCGTCCTGAATGGCGCGCAGGCCCATTTCGTGGGCGCCGGGCACGGAGCCGGCCAGCTTGGAGATTTCAGCGGCGTGGTTGCGCTGCTCGACAACTTGGATGTCAGACATGGATTTTTCCTTGGGGGTTTCGGTGACGGTTTGGGTGGGGGTTGGTGCGGCCTTTTCGGCCTGGTCGGCTTCGGGCTGGGCTTGCGGCTCGGCCGGGGCCGATTCCTGCAGGCTGCGGCCGACGCCGACGCTTGCGTCCGCTGGCACGCTGACCAGCGAAATTTCAAAGGGCTCCCAATCGGTGACGCGATAGGTTTCCAGCCCATCCTTCGTCTCGACCAGTTGCGCCTTGTGAACCATGTAGCCGACGCTGACGTTGCGGCGGATGCCGTCCTTCACGTCCTGCCACACTTCCTCTGCACGAACGCTTTTGCCAAAGCGCACCACGGCACGACCTACCCGGTCGGCGCCGATCTCGACAGATTCGACGACGCCCACGACATCCTTCCAGTCGTGGTCGCACAAAAGGTTGGCACCGCTGCGCAGGCGCCCCTGGCGCATGCTGGTGGCGGTGCAGTCCAGAATCTCCACGCCCCAATAGCGCTCGTAGGGCAGCTCGCTGGCAAAGGCGAGCACCGCCGTGCGGGCCTCTTCGTCAATGGCCTGGCGCTCGACCAGCAGGGCGCGCTCGGCGCGGCCTTCGTTGAGGTGGCGTGCCAGGGCTTGGGGAATGTGTTTGCTGCTCATGCCCGCTATTGCAAGCGGGGTAACATTTCGCAAACAAGGGTGAATGCGAAAAACCCGCATGAAAAAACCCGCCAGGGTGAGCCGTGGCGGGTTGGTTTTTGGGCGCTGCGCAGGTCAATCGGTCGGCTCTGCTGCGGCCTCTGTCGTGACGCCCGGAAGGCTGTCGTAAGCGGTGAGGCGTACGCCGAATTCTTCGGCCAGCTCTTGCGCGGCCTTGATGCTCTTCAAGGTGTCCTCGAAGTCGTAGCCCATGGCGGCGGCCAGGTCTTGCGGGCTCATGAGGCCGGCGCGCACCTTGAGGATGTTCGCCTCGGTGTCGCGCTTGGGGTCCACCCAATCCCAGCGCCGGGCCTGCCACTCGTGGCGGCTGAACTTGTCGATCTTGTTGGCCGGCAGCGCCGTGCCGTTGGGCATGGTGATGGCGCCGCTGAGCAGGGCCATCTGCAGCCAGGCGCGGAACACCGGCTCCATGAAGATGCTGATGAACCACTCCTGGTCGGCCATCCAGCGGTCGCGCTCTTCCAGAGTGCCGCTGCGGATGCTGGAAAAGCTCACGCCCTCCAGGTCGTTGGCCAGGCTGTGGTACGCCACGCCCCAGCCGCTGGCGATGCGCTGCAGCGTGGTCTTGACGAACGGGCCGAAGTTGGCCTCGGGGTACTTGCTTTGAAACGGCGTGAAGTCGGTGCCGCTGGGCAGGGTGTCGAAGTAGCCGGGCTGAGTGACACTGACCGATTCGTGGCCGCTGTCCATGCCGCCGATGGGCGAGGCGCCGTCAGGCGAGGTGAAAAACCCGTAGTGGTTCGCGCCGTGCTCGGCCGCGAGGATGGCCGACAGTTTGAAGTTGCCCAGGTGGTGCAGGCTGAGCATGCCCGGCGCGGCCCACGGCACGCCGCGCAGCTGCTCGCCGCGCTCGATCTTGAAGGCGTGAATGAGGTCCGCAATGGGGACGCGGATGCGCTCGCGCTGGGTGCTGTAGCCGTCGTTCGGGTGGGCGGCGAAGATGTGCAGGGCCACCGGGCGGCGGTAGGCGTCCACCTCCACGCCCATGATGACGCTGTTGCCGCTGCCGTTGTTGCGCAGGTTGTAGCTGGTGTCGATGCGGTCCACGTCGATCAGCTGCAGGGCGAAGTTGAACTCGTTGCCGGCGTCCTGGCCGCGCACCATGCGCACGAGGAATTCGCCGTCGCTGGGCATGCCGCCCACCATGGTCTCGCACATGTCGCGGAAATGCTGCTTTCGGGTGAGGTCGGCCACGCGCTGCCAGCGAACCCACGCGGCCTCGATGGCGGCATTGGCTGCGCGGTCGGGCTGGCCGGGCCGGTCTTCCACGCGCACCTGCAGCCGGATGCCGGCTGGGCCGATGATGTTGTTTTGCACCATGCCGACAAACCGCTTGGCGTAGTCGTTGTTCTGCACCAGCTCGCGGCCCCGGGCGCGCAGGCGGTCCAGGTCGCCGCGCAGTTCTTCGTTGATGCTTTTGGTGGTGGCCATCCAGTCGGCGGTCATGCGGTCAATGGCCGCCGCCTTCCACCCGCGCTGCTGCACGGCCCGGGGTGCTGGTTGACGAATGGCCGCGAGGGCGCGCCGCACAATGTTCATTTGCCGAACCTCACATAAACGCGGCCACGCTGGAGCTGGTTGCTCAGGCCGTCGGCTTGGTCTTCCCGGGCCACCTCCTGGCGCAGCCGGTCGCGGTGCGCCCACAGTTCGCCGAGCTTGAAGCGCTCGAGCTTGCGGCCCTCAATCTCGTACTGCGCGGCCTTGATGTTCTGCGGGTTGCGCAGGTAGGCCTCGACCGCCTCCAGCGCCACGCGGGCGGCGCTGCGGGTTTCCATGCTTTCCACCGAGAACGACGCGCGCACCGTGATGCGGCCCTCGCCCACGGTGAAGGCGTCGCCGGCCAGGTTGGACACGCGGGCGCGGTAGGTGTACTCGCCGGGCTGCCACTGCTCGGTGACGGTCGGGCTGGCGTGCACGGTGTGCACATCGCCGTCGCCCTCGGCCTGCAGCGTGATCTTGCCGGCGGCGTTGAGCAGCGTGTAGGCCAGCGACCAGCCCGCCGACGCGGGGTACTGCGGCAGGGTTTTAGCCCAGCGCACGGTGTCGCCAGCGATGACGCTGGCGGGTTCTGTGGTCGGAATTTGAGACATGATGAATCTGAATCTAGGGCCGGCGGCATTTCGCAAACAAGGGAGGACGCGAAAAACCCGACCGGCGCCAAGCCAGACAGGCAAAGATGAGGCCGACTTACCTGGAAAGCTGATCTTTTAAGGCGTAACCCATAAGCGGCCAGACCTTATTCACAGCATTGGCGCGGGCCACCTTGCGCCCTATCTCGGCGTCGAAATTCTCCGGGCTGGCGCAAGCGCTCTCGCCGGTCACGGTGAAGCCGTTGCGCAGGACCAGGACGCAGAAAGTCAGCAGCATGAGTGGCTGCTTGCCCATGCAGGGCCTTTCTCCACGGCAGACTTCTGCACCATAGACCCCTTCGGCAGCCGTAAAGTAGTGTTCGCTGGCGATGTTCGCCTCGATGTCCGCAGGCGTGACGCGAGGGGCGGTTTTGCCTTTGGCTTGAATTTCTTGCTCGATGGCTTGGTCGTTCATGGTTTGCCTTTCTTTGGCTGTTGAAAAATCAGTGATTCGGCACGCGGTTCAAGATGCGCCACACCTGCACCGGGCTGAGCTGGTAGCGGCGCGAGAGCAGCGCCACGCGCTCGCCGCGCTCAAAGTCCCGGCGGATCAGCGCGTTGCGCTCGGCCAGGTCGCGCCGGCGCCCCACCCACACACTGTCGCCGCCAAAGTGCTCGCGGGCCTTGGCATCAGCCGCCTTGACGATGGCCGCGCTCAGCTCGGGCGCCAGCGCCAGCACACAGCGCAGCGTGAACTGCACCACGTCGTCACAAGGCTCGACCGTGCGCAGGGCGTCCAGGGTGGGCTTGGCTTTTTTGGGTTTGGCGGTGGTGGTGGTCATGGTGCTGGGGGTTGCGGGCGGGGTGTTTCACTTGCTGGATGTGGCGTAGTCCTTGTGGACCACGCCCAGAGCTTTGTTTCCGACTACGTGCGGCTGCACCCAGCAATACTTGCCGGGCATGTACTGGCGGGCATGGCCGCGCCGCAGGTGGATGCGGGGGGATGCGTGCGTACCGCCGTTTTCCTCGGACGCGGCGGCCCCGCGTGAGAGGTCCAGCTCCAGCGTCCAGGTGCTGAACAGCGGCTGGCGACCCAGGGCGCGGCGCACCGATTGGCTGCTGGGCTTGGGTGTGTGCTCGATGCGGCGGACGTTGGTGCAGTTCAGGGCGGTGAGGTAAGAGAAAAGCTGTCC